AGGCGGCGGCGCGTGCTTGGGGCGGTGCTTTTTTACAAGCGATAGGCCTTGTAAAGCTATCAGAAACAAGGTTCGCTGGTTTGTTGGGAAGGTTTCGCGGGCTAATAACTTTCATCTCAAATATTGGAATCGGTACGCTTGGCGTTCTTGGTGAGAAGTTTAAGCTTCTTTGGTCAATAGTTCGCACCGTGGGAATGCGATTCTCCCTTATAGCTGTGGCTGTACTTGGCGTCATTCAGGCTCTGAGAAACCTAATTGGAGCGGTTTCGGAAGCGTTTGGTGTGACTATTAGGTTAGTCCCAGTAATCAAAGCAGTCGGTGCTCTTTTATACGACATCATAAAGCCCATCATCTGGTTAGGGAAGTTAGCAGTTAATGTCGTTGCTAGTGTGCTAACCGAAGCGTTTGCCGGATTAGCACTAACCATAGGGCTCACTCTTAAGCTCTTAGAGAGACTTCCTTTTATAGGAGGAAAGGTAAAGGGTCTGGGGGATAAATTCGTTGATTTGTCGTTCCGTTTAGACGAGATGGCAAAGGGAGCGAGTGAGTCAACGAAGCAGACACGTGATCTCCGTAAGGAAGTAGAAAATTTACTTACAACCTTAGAGACCCGTGCTAAGGAAAGAGGGCTAAACTTAGCTGTTGCTGAATCCTATAAAGTATTGATTGAGAGAGCGATTGATTACAAATACGCGTTGGAAGCCGAGCAGAAGCTCAGAGAGGATTTGGAAGAAGCGAAGGAAAAAGGCCTCTTGACCGACAGGGGGTTACGGGCACAAAGAGAACACCTCCAAAAAGTTACCTTAGAAGCAAATTCAGCGGAAAACAAGTTTAAGAAAGCTATCGAGGAGTCAACAAAAGCTACGAAGACCGAGCTCGATCAAGTAAAGACCTTAGGTAACGCTTACATAGAGCATCTTCGTGTACACAAAGGAATAGAACCAGCTTTAAAGAACCAAGTCACACTTTACAGCCTGATCAGTAAGGTTCAAGAAGACCAAGCTCGTGTAATGTCAGGAAGTACACTGGCTGCGCGAGATCTCGCGGGTGACTTTGACCAACTAGCGGATCTTTTCTCTGAGTGGGCGTCCACAGCCGACAGTGAAGCAAAGCCCGCACTAGAGGCGCAAGCGACACATCTAAAGGCCCTGGCAAAGAAGTTACGAGAGGTGGGCGGAAGCTTAGAGGAGCACCCCGAGTTACTAAAAGAGCTCACAGATGCTTACACAAAGAGCGCCGCTGCAGCGGGGGTACTCACCTCTGAATCCAGTAAGTTAAAGCTGCAACAGGAATTACTAAAGAAAGCTATAGAAGACGTGGCTAAAGCACCCCTTTTGAAACCAGAGACTCCAGAAGAGTTTAAAAAGCGACTCGCAGAGGTTGTTGCCATAGAAAAGGAACTTCGGGAGATCCGTGAGAAAGGATTCAGGGAGCTCCAAATTCAAGCAGCACTGGGTGTGGACACACTCGACGAGCAGATTAGGCGTGAGGTAGAACTCACTACGAAGATTCGAGAGAAGCTCGACGCCCTAAGAGAAGGCTCTGAGGTGTATGAGGAGACCTTCCGTCAGTATCGATCACATATCGAAAAAGTGGTTTCATTACAGACTCAGTTCATCAGCCAAGTCGTCAGATCATCAGAGGTACACCTTAGTGGACTAAGGAGTGCACGTGAGTTTGAGGTACAGCGACTTGAGTTACTAAGGAGAGGCACTGCAGAGTACGAGGCGGCTCATGCTAGAAGAAAGGCGTTAGACGCGGATTATGTAGGGAGCCTCGAACGAATAATCAGTGCTTACGAAAGACTCGCAACATCTGCTGTTGTAGCACCTCGCGCGAGACAAGCTGCGTTGGAGCAACTTCGCTCAGTGCATACTAGCATCATCCAACAGGTCCGCACCTTACAATTGGAGTATCTTAGAGCCCAGCAAAACGTGGAGAAAATGCGAGACGCGTTCGAAGTTATGCAGATGGAGTTCAGGCACGACATCGAAGACATGGTAAACACACACGCGTCAGCGGAAGACAGAAAGCGTATGGCTTCTGAGCGTGCAACAGAATATATGAGGAAGGCATGGGATCTCTACTACAAAGGCAATTACGAAGCCGCAGAGAGTCTCGCTCGAAAAGCCATACCTTTATATAAACAGATGGCCGAAGCGGCGGCTGAAGAAGCAAGAGAAACGTGGAAGGGTACAAAAATAGTTAAGGAGAAAGAAGACGAAGCACGTAGAGAGGGCGCCCGTAAGGTAAAAGAGGTTCATGATTTCATACTAATGCTCGCTGACAAACGCATCGAGAAGGAAAAAGAGGAAGCCGCAAATATAAAAGAGACGATGGAAAAGATGACCAAGCTGTTAGAAGACCATAAAGCCGCTTTTGAAGCATCAGAGGAGTGGGCGACCCGGTATTACACCAAGTTAGAAGAAAGAATATCCTCATTGATCAAGAAGCTGAAAGAACTACCCAGAGAAATACACGTGAAGATTATCGTTGAAGAAAGCCGTCATGTGGGTGGACTTATTGGTAAATATTTACGTCGCCAGTTTGGTGGTTTGGTTCCCGGATCAGGCAAAGGAGATATTGTGCCTGCATTGTTAGAACCAGGAGAGTATGTAATACCAACACGTGTAGTGGAAAGATTAGGGGTGTCCTTCTTTGAATCATTACGTAAGAACACCCCCTTAGCTCCTCCCCCAGTCGTTCGGATGCAAGAAGGAGGGCTTGTACCAGAACCTGCGGCTGAACGAGTAGTACGACTCGACTTTAGAGTAGGTTCTGAGACATATCCGCTTAGGGGGAGGCCAGATGTGGTCGACGGTTTAGTTAAAGCGTTGAAAAGGAAAGCGTTAGTAGGTGCAAACGCATGAGTTTAAAGTTTAAGTTAGCAGGAATTGAGTTACCTGACATGCTTTGGGTTGATGAAAAACTAGTTAGTGAAGTAACAGGATCTGTAGATAGGACTTTGGGGGGCACAGAAATCGTGTGGGAACATACTTTGATCGGCGGAAGGCCAATCACACTAACTACAAAATTAGGAGAATGGAGGCTGTCAACATTTACCGAAGATCAACTTGATGAGGTCCTCGAATTGGCACGGGTCCCCAACGCAACCTACAACTTAACTCATGATGGGAGTACTTACAAGGTCCGTTTTGCCCACGAAGACCCTCCATGTATTGAGATGAACCAAATTTACCCTAGTGGGCTGTACGACGTTGTACTAAAACTACGTGAAGTAAAGCAGCTTTAGGAGGTGAAATATGGCTGTAACAAGAGACGATTTGGCATTTGTGAAAAGCGCAACTGTTACGGACACAGACAACAACGGTGGGCGAAAAAGTTACATTGAGGTACCAAACCGTACTCGGTTTAATCTATTCCCTCGCGTAACACGTCCTGAGAGGATGAATGGTAAAACTAGATATCGTAAAGAGTTCCTATGGAACAAAAACGCAGCAAATGAAGTTGCATATGGTGTGTTAGCTTACATCTTATACCCCAGTCCAGCGGGTGACAGGTTTTATCTAGCTGAGGGGACACAGACAGACACTCAGGGGGATATTGATGACAGCTATAAATGGTATGGTGGAGGCGCACTACACTCGGACGTAACTGCTGGTGCAACTCAAATCTCGATTGAGTTTGAAAGTGATGACTACCATATTGCAAATGGGATGACTATCGCGATCAACAGTCACTTCTTGGTTGGCCAAACAATCATGTCTGGTGTGAGAGCGTTTGACGCGGTGAAATTTGATTCTGTGCAAGGTATGTGGGTAAAGGAATCTGCACCCGACGCAGACTCTGAAGACGTATACCCATATGGAACGTACTTAGGAAACAATAAAGTATTCAGCTACAATGACAACGGAGAACTAGAGTACCTCACTGTTGCAAATGACAAGTATACAGGCGAGGTTATTGGTACTGGAGATGGAAGCATAACTGACTTTACTGATACATTAGAGCACCCCTCCGTGGAACCGAACACAGTAACAGTCTACTACACTATTAGTGGTGCTACGTATTCAGGTAGTGACGATGGTGAAGGTAATATCAGCGGGATGAATATATCAAGTGGGTCTATAGATTACACAACCGGGGTTATTCACCTTGTTTTTACTGCACCACCCGACTCTGGAACACAAATAACGTGTGACTACACTAAACGAGCTTACTCTTGGAGTGGGTATGTTTGTACTATAGACTTAGCGGAACCTGTTGCGAATGATTACCTCGCTGCGAACACTTTCGTGGGTATATGCGTTCCTATTGGGGATATAGAACCAAGTCACTCCGACGTAGTGGTCAATTCAGCAAACGGAACTTTCAACCACACATTGATGACCGAAGATAACCAAGGCACGGTAGAGGATGACTGGACTATAACATTCACTAGCGCGACCGAGTTCACTTGCTCTGGTGCTAACGAAGGAAGTGTCGGTACTGGAAACATCACTTCAAGCTTTAGCCCAATAAATTCAAACACAGGTCAGCCTTACTTTACGATTCCTCCTTCCGCTTGGGGAGGTGCTTGGGTGTCGGGCGATACTATTACTTTTAAAACTCACCCCGCAGCCGCACCACTGTGGTGGAAGGAAGTAGTTCCGGCTGGGATTGGCCCATACAGTGATAACGGTGTGATGTTGGAAATCTATGTCGAATAAGGGAGTGCTCAAGTGCCCGTTGTACTTTTCGGCCAAACGACAGGCAAGGCCTTCGTTCAAACACGTAGTGGGATTCTAACAAATTCAGGAGGACAATACTTACAGTTATCCCTTCTGAGGGAAGCACATATCCCTTGGTATCTAATAACTAGTTCGGGAAGCGTGCTGAACCAGTTCCAAGCTCAACCACTAATATGGCTGATGCGTCAATGGGGATTAATCGAGTTCCCACCACCAAAGAACATAACTCGGTTTTTAAAGAACACAGTTACAAAACTCAACATACCTCTACGGAGTTATCCTGTAACTCAAATCATTGACGGTGCTGTGCAACAACTGAAAAACACAATCGTAAAATACAACACTCCATCACACATTTACCACATGAATCAGATTACTGATGGGATCGCGCAGCAGTTGAAGAGTCTGATCTCTAGTGACCCAACACAAAGGAGTCAATTCCTACGTAACGTTTTGACTACATTTACATTGACTGCTGAGCATTATCTGCGATCGTCAGTTGGTGGTGCTCCAAGTGATCTAGTAGGTTTCGGTGACGGAGTGAGTACGACGTTCACCGACACCCTAACTTATACACCGCACATATCTTCCGTTGTTATCCATTACACTATCAATAGTGTCTCATACGAGGGTGTTGCTGATGAAGACGGGAACATAACAGGTACCTACATAGCTAGTGGGGCCATTGATCCTAACGGTCATCTAACACTTACGTTCACAAACGCACCGGACATAGGTTCGTCAATCCTAGCTTCATATACCCGTAGGATGGTTGACTGGTCTTTAAAGGTTGATGGAGTTGATTTCAGTACGGTCGTGAGCGAAGTTCACGTTAGCCAAAGAGAGAGCGAAAAGATCAATCACATTGAGGTTACCGTGAAAGACCCCACTAAGTTCACAATGTGTGACCCTGCCCATAACTGGGGTGTGGAAAGGATCCAATTAACTGTTGGTGACACAACATATTCTTTCCTTCTCGAGTCACGTGAAGGTTCAGAAGTAGAGTTCACGATTTGGGGGAGAGCTAAAGCAGCACTCTTAACAGAACCGTTCGCGGAGAAGGTTGACAAAGAGTGGTCAGACCTAAACGCGTCATCTATAGCGGCAGAACTAGCTGGTAGTGTACCCCTAGATTGGGAAGCGGTGGACTACTATATTCCTTATGGTAGTTTTGAAGGTTACCCCCTAGATATAATAGGAAGGTTAGCTGAAACAGTAGGCGCTGTTGTTCGTACTAAACCGGACGGGAGTTTATTGGTCAGACCAAAATTCACTGTTCGCCCGAAAGACTTGTCAGAAGTAACGGAAACACGTCATTACGATCGGTACACTAACTTAGTTTCATTAGACTACAGTGAAGAACTCCCTACTTGTAACGCTGTGGTTGTAAAAGGTGAGCCCACAGGTCATGAAGTTTCTTTCACATTGGAGATGGATGACGGTGAACCATGCTACGAAGCTGGCGTTGATAGCGCTTATATTCGCGTGTACGCAAACCCAGTTGGGTTTCCGTACGAGGTCGTCTCAACAGGGACCGTGACAAAAGTACATGGTGCGAAAACGGAAGAGGTAGAGGAGACAATAACTATCACAAATGAGAGCGGTTCCCTTAAACATCCAGTTTACAAGGACTTCTCCTATACTTGGGTAGGTAAGTGTCGGGGAAGTGTGGTACGAACCGGGAAAACGCTTCATATTTCGGGCTGTAAGTGTGGTGTACTTCGTGTGAAATACACAACAAAGTATGATGTCTATAAAGTGTCGTGTGGAAAACTCGCGCCTGATGAAAAAGAACGCCCCGTCCTAGTATGTGTTGTTGTCCCTGAAGAAGCCGCTGCTGTCTCAGTGAAGGTAGTCATGGGTAAGGGTGATAAGGAGTGTGATCCTATAGACGATGATCTAATAGCAACGGACTCTGTTGCTGTAACTCGTGGGAAGTCATTCTTGGATGATAACTACTACCTTAAGAGAAAGTTCACCTTCCGGGTCCCGTATGAAGGTGCTGTCGATGGTGAAGTTGCTGACCTGGAAGACGATGTGCACAACTTGTACGGGCGCGGCTTGATACGGCAGGCTAATATTGTGATAAATCTTAGTGGAAGTACACGTAAAATTTGGCAAGATTTGGAGGTTGTTTGCTTTGAAAATCCGCCTTCTCGAGACTAGTGAAGAGCTTAAGACTGGCGTGGTTACAGGATTCCGTGAAGGCTTGTACATAGTAAAGGTTGGGGCTTCAACCATAAGAGCTACATCAAGTCACTCGTTCACAGTAGGTGATCGAGTTGTTGTGGGAAGAGCAGGAACACAATACGTTGTCATTGGGAAGAGAAAAGGAACCCCACGTGAACCAAAGGTAGTCAGAGCTGATGTTTAGGAGCTGAAAGATGGCAGAAGTCACAAAAGGTAGCATCACTGTAACGTTTAAGGCACTATGTGTTGCTGAACCAGGACATGGGATCACAGCCGAGTTAGATGCTGAGCGTAATGAAGGGAAGAACTGCTTCACATATGGAGAAAAAGTATATTTTAGAGTGTATACATACCCTCATGATATGCGGATCACACTGACGCCAAGTGACGGATCGATCAACGCGGAAGGAAGCAGTACAGAAACTATCGAAGATGAGATATTAACATTCGCTGACACAAAAGAAGCCTCAACACATCGATACATCCGTGCTCTCGTCTCATATGACTGGTTTGGGACGAGTTTGGGTCAGGTCACCTGTATTGGGGGTTCAACAATTGTGGCCGCTAAAGAGGGGTGTGCGGTACTACAATTGACATATAAAAGCTTTTATCGTGTCTATAGCATAACTGTACCCCCCAGAGACTATGAGACCTACTTGGTTCTCATCCTTATTAAGGAAGTAGAGGAGAAGTAATGCCTGCCAGAAGCCAAATCCAAGTTGGGATCTCAAAGACCTGCGCTGGGGTTGAAGTAAAGTCCTTCACGCTTGAGTTAGACTCGGAAAAAAACAGAGGTCAATCTACATTCCCGCCTGGGGAATTCGCTTATGTTCGGTGCTTTCCTGCGCTGCTCAAACCAGAGTTAAGAGTAAGTATGGGCACTGCGAGACTTGAAGCGGAAGGCTTACCATTATCACAGGAAGACGAGATCACCTTCGCACGGAGCAAAAGTGCTAATTTACGGTACCCTTATCACTCCAACTTTGAATGGGAGTGGGTAGGACGAGAAGGACCCCCACCAAAAGTAACTACCGAGGGTACGATCTTATTAAGCGAAGAGTTTTCAGGAATCCTTAAAGTTAAATATCAGACCTTATTCGATCGAATTGAAGTACATTGTACAGAAGAAGCGTCGGTGCTCTTAGAAGCTATAAAGGAAGATAGATACGGCCACATCACTTTAAGGTGGAAGCCAGAAACTCGCGAAGTGTACCTGACCGTGAGAGATGCTTGCACTCGTACAATAATCCCAAGTGTCTTTGTGTGGGTTGATGGTAAGTACATAGGAACAACGGACTTACAAGGAAGGATTTATTTGGGGAAGCTAAAGGTTGGGACACATTCGTTAAAAATGTCAAAGTATGGATACCAGGATAGTGACTCAGACACAATTGCGAATGACTCTTTTACTGTGTCATGACGGAACTAATTGCATATTTATGCCCACACCCTTGGAGACCACGTGGGTTGTGTAATCCCACGAACGTCAAAGCTTCTACGTCTTCTAGGACAGAAGGTGATAAAACCGAAGTTGAAACCTTCCTATGCCCTGAAGGTTTCGAGTGCAACCGAACCGAAGTGAAAGCATATTTACTTCCAAAAGATAGAAACGCAATTGACTGCCTACTCTGCGTTCCTACGTGTACTGACTCAGATGTTGAACCAACACCAGAAATCGCGAACGAAAGCTTTTGTATGAAGATGTTGGATTTACACAATGACGCTAGAGTGACACACCCAGATGAATGCCCCCCTGCCGAGTGTAGGCACTTGGAGTTAGATAAAGCCTTGTGTGAGATAGCGTTCTGGCACGCGCGCGACATGGTCGAAAATGACTACTTCCGTCACACTGATAGTTTTGGCAGGGATCATACTGCGAGACTAGAGTATTTCGGATATAAAAAAGTACCCACAAGCGAGAATATAGCCTGTAAGGAATATGTCAACACATTCAAAGGAACTTCCGCTGTTGCTATAGACTTGTTTGAGGGGTGGATGTCTAGCTCTGGACATCGTGGTAATATTATGAACCCGGCGTTTAACAGGGTAGGTTTCGGAATAGCGTATTGGATGTGGACAGATAACGTAGGAAATGTATATAAGAAGTATATAGCCGTCGCGATCTTCGCGAGTGATGATGGTCCATTCGAGAGCGCGGTTGTAGCTAAGCCGGAGCTACCATGTACAGGCGAATGTGTCGAAAAGATTCATTGGCATCAGGATTATAAATTGGTTAAAGTATGGTATGAAGACGAATGGATCGAGTACAAAGAACCCAAACCGGTAATTATCACTCAGATAAAGCTCCCTCAAATTTGTGCTCTCTACAAAATACGGTTTCAATTCGAGCTAGGACCGTGTTACGTTGAGTACTATCTAGACCAAGAAAAGAGCCCCATCCCAAGTGATAATAGGTTGGAGTTTGCGTGGAATAACAAAGAAGCGATAGGCAACTCATATATACAGGATAGGGTGTGGACAATACGTTGGAATTTCGCTGAAAGTCAGCATTGCTTCTATCCTGGGAGCTATATGATAGTTTATGGATGGCTAAAAGACTACGAGGACGAATGCAATCCTTTTATAATAGGATTTGGTTGGTTTGAGACCCACTGCTGGACGAGTGGTATAATACGAGGATGTGGCTTGCTGGACTCAGATGGTAACGTAATAGAAGGCGGTATAGGAGTGACAATGAAGGATCGCTGGGTTGGGGACTCGCGTTTGCATTGGTTAGTGGACTTCAAAGGGAGCTACTTCTGGTTAAGATGTAGTGACTCTTATAGGTATAACATAGGCGAACGTGGGGTTATCCTAAAGGGTGGTACTAGTAAGTCCTTAGACCAAAAAGGGAACCTTGTGTTAGAACCAGCGTGTCGTGGCCCAGTTCCGTGGGGCGCAGACTACCCATTCGTCTACAAAGCACCTGACGGAAGAATGTTTTTTGACCCAATAAGTGATAGCAACGTAGCGTACACTTTGGATCGTGGGTCAGATATATTACTTCCCGTAAGATTCTGGTGGTAAGATGTCAGAGTATAATATAACAAACGCAGACAGTATGGTTGGTAGGTTCCATAAATGGGCGAGGATCCTCAGCCTGTGTGAGCCCGGTGATAAAGCGAAAGTGGAAATCCTGGACGGTGGGCTTAACCCAACAGGTGAAATTTACGATAATGTTTTGTTTCATTATCATTGCACACCCACTACCTTAGAAATAGGTGGAACGTCCGAGCACGCCGCTTCAGCGTTTGACATTGGAGATATAGTTGTATTACGGTTCGACGAAGGCACTCCCAGGATAGTCTCTAGGAAGTTTGGTTTAGCTGAATGTTCCGAAATAAGTGGCTTTCTGGAAGTAAGACGTGGTGGACTACCAACACGCTGTGTAAAGCCCGTATTCCTTCTAGGCTATTACTATGGCAACCCACGGTTTTTACTGTACGACATTTACAACGAAAGCTTAGAGGATCGGGAGGCACAAATAGTCGCAGTGAGTCATCACGCAGCTGTAATGCATAAGGGTCTAATGTACGTTTTAGGTGGATCAACATCAAGTGGTGTAACGAGTACTTACTACGCATATAACCCCCAAACAGACATTTGGCGGATTTTGGGATTTATGCCAGGTGTACGGTTCAACCACTCAGCGGCTGTGTGGGGGAATAGTATATACGTTCTAGGTGGAACATGCCCTAACCCCAACCCACCACCAACTTACTTGGTCAACAACACATTCTGGCGATGCAGACTTGACAATATAGCGGTAGAGCATTTCACGCTTCACAACCCTATCTTCACAACTTATCTACAACACTCTCCCATTATTCCAAGAACTTTAACCGTCAAATACACTAGAAGTGACAGAACATACACGCTTTGGGACACTGGTGAGGGGTTAAGTGACACTCGAACTGATTCCTCAATTCAGACCTCTATAGACTTAGTTACCGCAGGGGGTTCAACGAAGCTCACTTCATATGGATGGTATTCCGATGAACGAGCAGGTGCTGGATGGGTTCGGAATTATGACAGGGAGTTTTACCTCAATTTATTCTACACCCCTAAACCGGTCGACATCGAAGTGAAATACGAGTACGCAACGTGGTCCAGCATGCCAAATGCACCTTTTTGTGTCACAGGTCACACAGCAGTAGTAATAGGGGACAAAATGTACGTGTACGGTGGTGAGCGGGAAGACACTCCTTGTGGTGAAGGTAACCCACCAGTACGTGACAACAAACTATATTCGTTTGATTTCCTCACTAACACATGGGCTCAACTACAAGACTGCCCGTTCCACCCAAACGGTTGTGTAGGCCATATAGGACTAACTGACGGTGAGAGAATGTACATCTTCGGGGGATACGATGGTTCCAGTTGCAGAGATGAACTTCTCATGTACGATGGAAGCTGGCACCTTATTAGCCACGGGCCTCGCGGTCTTTCAGACGCTGCTGGCGTAATTTACGGGAGTAAAATCTACATCTTCAGCGGAATCTATCAAGAAGGTGGTTCTTACTTAGTGAGTGACAAAATGTACGTCTACGACCTTGAGTCCGGTACTTGGTCTACTTATGACTTTACAGATATGTGCTATCACACAGCCGTTGTACGCGCCGCTTGACTATTCACTTCCCTAGAAATATGATGGTGTGTAGCTACGGAGAGGTTGGATATGGCTTTTACTTGGTCTAGCGAAGACGCAGTAGGTGGTACTGCCTGGCCATGGCCTGGGATGACCCGTCAAGAAGCTATTAGATGCGCAGCGTTAGAGAAGCTAAGAAGGCTTAGAGAAGCCGCGAAGAGGGAGCGTCGCGGCCTTTTCCCGGAAGAAGAGCCACGCTCTGAAGAAGAAGCTGAACGCTACTTTGGACCGTCGTACTTAGGTGATTGGAATGATTTACTACAGCAAGAGGATATACCTGCGTGGTTGGCGAGTTGGCTTTACTTGAATTATGGAGAGCACCCAGAGACATACTGGTATTCAGGTGGGTCCGCAGGTGATCCAAGGAGAGCGTGTCCCCACTGTAACAGCTCAACAGAGCCTGAACCGGAACCGGAACCTGATCCAGAACCACCTCCCCCACCTCCTCCTGAGCCTGAAGAGGAGCCACCAACAAACCTAAAAGGGTATAAACTACCTGGCTTCAGTTCAGGAGACCTTGTGCTCAATAAAGATCACTGCTTTGTGGCATGTGTCGCGAAGGGATACAACTCAAAATTGTGTGTGCTAAAGTCACCCGATCTCTACCACTGGTCCATACATCAAGCAGACGCACAGCCGTCACTAGTGCGCGCTGTAACTCTCTCCCAAAGTGACGTACGGGTATATGGTAACTACGGCTCTATACACGTAAAAGGATTTCGCTTCCATTCTGACACCAATTCGTTTGATGACCCCGGCTTTGCACACATGCGGTGCCTGACAAGTAACGATGAGTTAGAACAAGACGCTGCGGGCGAGGTCTTTTTTAGCTCCGAAGAAGGCTATGCACGGTCCGCGTCTCCAAGGGGTGGATACCATGAAATTCGTAGCGCTTCTGATGGTGTCTACTACAAACAGAAGGGAGCTTCAAGTGAAGAAAAGATCTTTGATATAAGTAACGCCCTTATATGTTGCGACTGTACACCTGCTGATGAATTGTATGTGGTCGCCTATGATCCAAGTACGAAAAAGATCCACCTTCGTGTGAAGACCATAAGTGGGTGGAGTGACGCATCAACATATACACTCTCTCAAGATGTTAACGCTATCGACGTTGCAACCAATTTGAAAGGTGAAGTGTATTTACTGACACAAATCGAACGAGATGAAGACGCTCTAATAAAAATCTATCAAGTTGAACTGTGAGGTGAGACGAAGTGTACACCGAGATAGTTCCAAGTGACGACTTAGCTTGGGGAGGCTACTTTATCGTCAATTCATCCGCTGGACCCGGGGGGTCAATCAACCCCAGTGGGTCATTTTCTGTCCCAGCAGGATCTGAAGTTACATTCACTCTAACACCAGATCCTGGCTACGCAGTTAAAAGCCTCCAAGTCAACGGTGTAGTAGTAAGCAGAAAACAAACCTATACACTGACCGTTTACCAAGATTCAGAAGTCGTCGCAACATTTGCTCCCCTCCCAGTGATTTCAGCCTCCGCGGGTGATCACGGCACTATCATTCCTAAAGGAGACATAATTGTACCTCTTTATTCAGACGCGATGTTCTGGATCATCCCCGAGCCTAACTACAGAATCCAAGAAGTCACAGTTGATGGAGAGACTATAGGTGCAGTGGGTTTTTATGTTTTTGAAGGTGTGACAACAGATCACACAATCCATGCTGAATTTACTGTTGGTGCTGGTACACACACCATAACCGCAACTGCTGGCACACATGGTTACATTGTACCAAGCGGGGTTATAGAAGTAACAGACGGTCAATCAATCAGCTTCGATATATGGCCTGATGGTGGGTACCACATAGATTATGTTTTAGTTGACGGAGTGTCCGTTGGGGCATGCTCAACATATACATTCACAAACGTAACATCGGATCATACCATTCACGTCGAGTTCGCTGAAGAGGGTACATACACTATAACCGCAACTGCTGGCACACACGGTGTTATCATACCTTCAGGTGTTGTAACCGTTAAGGCGAACTCAAACATTAGCTTCTCCATCGCCCCCGATGAGGACTACTGTATCAGTAACATAGTAGTTGATGGGGTAAGTGTGGGGGCTGCACAAGCGTATAACTTCGTAAACATAACATCAGACCACACAATCCATGCCGAGTTTGCTCTGTGCGTACCTGGTGAAACAGTCATAGAAGACCTCCGGGTCTATCCTGGTAACCTTGTGAGGTGGGCAACAGGACAACTATGGTGTGTTGCTGTTCATGAGCAGGATGATAGGACCCCAAAACTAATTTTAGCTACATCAACAGACAATGGGCATAGTTGGACTCACGTTCCATTATCTGCAGCTATAGAAGGAGAACAGTTCAGGCCTGACATAGCCATTGACTCACAAGGAACCCTCCATCTTGTTTGGGAGAACAGGGGAAGTGGTGCTAATCCAGAATACTCCAACATCCAATACATCTCAAGGACCCTAAGTGGTGAGTGGTCAACGCTCGAATGGTTGTCGAGTGAGCTGTTTGATCAAGACCACCCACATATCGCGGTTGACGCAAATGACGCTGTTCATGTTATATGGACAGGGAAAACCACAGATTACCCCGATAAGAAAGTAATTCAACATCGGGTGCTAGTTGGAGGAACATGGAGTACAACTGAGGTTATTTACCACGACGATACTTATGACGGACTCACCCCAGATCTCGCAATTTCTGGCTTAACTGTTTTAGCCACATGGGTTGCTGGTATAGATAACCAACGGGTGTTGTATGCACGTAAGTACACCGATAGTTGGGGTGAAGCTACTCAGATTACTGGCAAAGGGTACGCTTATGACCCTGACGTAATGTATGACGCAGATGGTACAACAGTAAGCATTGTATGTATTGATAGCGAAACTTCGACCTACCACGTCTATGAATCGTTGAATCTTAACCCACTCGTCCGCGTAGACGCACCCGTAGCGGACGAATATACAAATGCTTGGCCGTCTCTTTCAATAGGTATAAGTTATGGCTGCCATATTTTCTGGGCAGGTAAAGGTTGGGGTGCTCATCCAGATAGCTACAACATAATTCATGGGATTGATGGAGTTACTGCCCCTATCACAAATGATATGTATTCGAGTTATGGGCCAAACCCTTTGTGTAAAGACGCCCCGGTTGTTAATTCAGCCCGAGTTGACCGCCCCTTACAAGGGTTCGCGCTCGTGTGGGTTTACGACCAAACTGAGCTAAGGTATTACCAAAGTCCAGATTTGAGGTGGGAACACCCTGTAGGATACTACGAGATAATTGCAACTTCTGAAGGTGGTGGTGACGTAATCCCGCCTGGTGCTAGTTATGTTGCAGAAGGGGGCTCACTAACCTACTCCATTGTACCCCACCCACACCACAAGATCGATGATGTACAAGTTGACAACACATCTATTGGGATAACTACGCACTACACTTTCGCAGGCGTTACACAAGATCATACAATTCACACCAAATTTAGCCCCATTTACCACACAATCCTTGCAACCGCAGGTGAGCACGGGTCCATAAACCCAATGACCGTACTCCTAACAGGCATGGTTATAGGCTCCTACGGCACTGGTAACGATCAATTCAAGTATCCACGTGACATTGCTTGTGATGACACTTATATTTACGTTGCTGACGAATCCAATCACCGTATAGTTAAAAGACTTAAATCAGACCTAAGCTATGTATCACAAATAGGTACTCAAGGGTCTGGTAATGATCAGTTTAATGCTCCACGCGGAATAGCTTGTGATGACACTTATATTTACATTACTGATACCTACAATCAACGTGTGGTTAAAAGACTTAAATCAGACCTAAGCTATGTATCACAAGTAGGTTCCTACGGCTCTGGCAATGATCAATTTGCTGACCCAGAAGGGATAGCTTGTGATGACACTTATATTTACATTACTGATACCTACAATCACCGTGTGGTTAAAAGACTGAAATCTGATTTAAGTTTCGTAGCCGCAATCGGGTCTTCGGGTTCAGGGGACGACCAATTCTACGAACCGCGCGGAATAGCTTGTGACGACACTTATATCTACATCACCGATTACGGCAATTGTCGTGTGGTTAAAAGACTTAAATCAGACCTAAGCTATGTATCACAAGTAGGTTCCTACGGCTCTGGTAATGATCAATTTGGTAACCCAAAGGGAATAGCTTGTGATGACACTTATATTTACATTACTGACACTGGAAACAATCGGGTGGTCATAAGGAAAAAATCCGACTTAAGTTATGTATCACAAATTACCTCTTACGATGATGACAAACAGTTTGATAGCCCACAAGGCGTGGCTTGTGACGACCTCTACCTTTACATTGACGACACTAATAACTGCTGTGTGGTTAAAGAGCCAAAGTCGGACGAACCAATCTCAGAAGTAAAAGTAATAGACGGGGCGTGCATTTCGTTTGACATCATACCTGATGAAGGATATCAGATCGACTACCTCTTGGTTGATGGAGAGACTATCGCGCCTACGCCTACTTACATGTTTACAAACGTAACATCTGATCATACTATTCACGCCGAGTTCACTGAAGGTGGACCGTACATAATTACTGCAACTGCTGGCACACACGGTGTTATTATTCCTAGCGGGACTGTTACAGTCGCGGCCAACGCGAGTACGTCCTTCCAAATGGTCCCAGAATTCGGCTACTGTGTGAGTCAAGTACTCGTAGATGGAAACGATGTTGAACCCACACTAAACTACGCATTCCACAACGTTCTTGCAAATCATACAATTCATGTTAACTTTGACAAAGGTACGCTCCCGATCCCCATAGTGATTGACAAAGACGCAGCTTTCGGTCGGTTCTACTCGGCGCGTTCTTCATCAGGCGTCCTGTGGGTGACCTACACCAAACGAGTAGACAACGTCAACCAGATTTTCGTGGCACAATCTTACGATCGTGGAGCTACTTGGTCAGTAGAAGCCATAACTGACTCATCATACGATCAAACAGACCCTGTTATGGTAATCGACTCCAACGACATTGTATATGTTGTTTGGCGAGGTAAAGGTTGGGGGAACAACCCTGACAAATTCAACTTAGTTTGTCGAAGGAACGTACGAGGTGTTTGGGAAGACGCCGTATCTATAACAGACATACCACACAATCAATGGGATCCCAATATTTCACTCGATGGTGACGATAGAGTGTTTGTGGTTTGGAGTGGCAAGGGATATGGCACACATTCAACCACCTCAAACATCTACATGATAACATATAGTGAGGGCTCCTGGAGTGACGTTGAGTTAGTCACTGACGTGAGTCATTTTCAAGACAACCCACAAATAACAGTGGATCCTAATGGAAATGTATACGTGATGTGGTCTGGGTACGGTTGGGGAGCATACCCCAACGACCTTAACGTGAAGCTACGAATTAAAAATAAGGACACTGGTTGGGGTAGTGTCTTAAACGTTACAGATGATGAAGGTTATTGGTTCGGTAGTAGTGTGGCGTCAGACCTTACTGGTACTGTCCATCTGGCGTGGTACGGAGGTTCCAGTGACTTTAACATCTATTACCGTACGTACTCAAAAACATCTGGGCTGAGCTCTGTGGAGACTATTACTAGTAAAGAGCCGGGTGCACCACAAGTTGACCCTACATTAGGTGTAGACGCAGATAATAAGGTCTACCTCTTCTGGACAGGTCTGGGTTGGCCTGCGTGTGATTTTGTGTACAACTTACGGAGCAAGGTGAAGTTGGGGGGCACATGGTCTGATTTCCTGACCACAGATCTAATGAGTAATCAGCGTAAGCCGCATCTTTTGTCAAACGTGTTCCCTGTTGTAAGAAACGCTAAGACAAACTTCCCAAAGACAGGATTATTCATAACTTGGTATGGTAGCTTAAATGGATATAATGGGGCTACATGGGATGAACCTGAACTCGAATTAGATCACCTCCACATTCAAGACGCTAGTACAAGGAAACCTAAGCCCGTGACAGGAATCACAGAAATTGACGAAGAATATGTCCAAACAGTCGCCCTTCAATTTTATCCTCTTCGCTACCTGCTTAAGGGTGCGAACTTATCTACGGGTCAAAAATCTGAGTTTATAACAACAACACGTATGAATTACGGCCTAATCACTCTAGCATTTTCGGATGCTGGCGCGTCGGCAAGCATTCGCTTAGTGCGTCGTGACCAAAGCGGGGTTGAGTCCTATTCAGACTTGATTACCATAAGCGCTCTTAATATTACGTCTGGTGGTAAGTACAAGGGAGTAGAAAGAGTAGAAAAGCTTTATGGTGCACACTCAATCGCGGTTTATGTAGAGTCAATAACGTCTGGCACTGTAGATGTTTGGTTAGCTGCTGCGTAGGAGGAAGTACATGAAATTAAAGCTAAAAGAAAGTATTACTGTAGAGAAAGGCGCGGTATACCAGCCTGGGAACCTGTTGTTTTCACAAGCATACAGTGTTTATGAATGCAGGGGTTTCTCAAATGTTGAAATAGGTGGCACTGGGTGGCCTTCACCTAACTTCGTGTACCACATTGCTTGGGATGGGAGGAACCTTTTGGTCGTTTTTAGCTCCACAAGGTACGTCCACAAATGTCATGGCCTGACAAATACAATTACTGACTCAATCTATCTCAGTAGTCCTGTTTGCGATTTAGCTTGGTGTGGGAATAATCTGTGTGTCGCACACCGAGATATTAATGAAATCCGGGTGTATAGAGGTTTCTCTAACACACCAATCAAACAAATCTACCTTCCTGACGCGCGTAGTTGTGCATGTGATCCGGGCCGCTTATATAGCGCGCAGTGCGTGGACGAGTACTGTGAAAATAGTAGGTACAATAAGCATTATGGGTTTACAGGCACAATAGCTGACAGCTTCACTATACGTTGTGCTGGCGACATCACTTGGGATGGAGAGAATTTAATTATAGTCTGTGGCGGCGCTCAAGAGATTCGTCAACAAGATGGTTTTTCCGATCGAACGAAGTATGTAAGAGGCCCCGTCGGAGGTGTTGGCGGCTATATTCATGGAGTCGCCTGGAAGTACTTTATGGGTGCACCCCGTGCGAGATTTATCTCTAGACTATTCCCCGTGCAAGATGGCGTCAGGTGTAGTTATCCTAGATCTGGATACTGTGTAATAATTAGTCTTGACTAGGAGGTAAATTAAATGAAGTTTTTATTGGTCAAAATCAGAAGAACACAAATACCAGGTGGGAGGCATTACGATTATCCTACGGAATACAACGCCCATAAAGTGTGGTTTGGTCCTGTTTACGAAAGCACACTGCCCGAAAACGAGAAGAAGATACTGGCGCGTGGAGGCAAAGACGAATACTGCCTTATTGGGGTGAAAGACGAGGACGCTCCTAGCTTCCTGAAGAGTGGCGATATCACTGAAGTCACAGAAGAAGAAGCAAGAAAAATCGGAAACAAATGGACGAAACAGTTTGTTACCGTAGTGGACGCTAGAAAGGTTATGATGATAACCGCAAAAGCAGCGCTTGGGAAAACCCTAACGAAAGCAGAAAAAAACGCACTAGACCCAGACAAGCCTGAGATAGGGATCAACAAAACGAAATCCTTTGATGAGGTGCTCGATGAGTTCCTGGCTTCAGCTAAGTAAGATGAACAGAAAGGCTATCAAACCACCCCTAAAACTACCTCCACCTCGTGTTGTCAGACCTAAGGTTAAGGAAGTGAAACGTTCGAAGGGAGGAACACCTCAAACACCTTTGGGAGGTATTATTTACAAAACACCGCAAGAAAGGAGCGGTCTCTAGTCTCACTGTGGCATAAATAAATGTTGGCACCACGGAGTTTGAAGTCTTCGGGTGTCCAAAGTGAGACACCTCTTCCATACCACTCCAAGAGGGATAGTATGATCACCAAGCGGCGCGCTTTCGCTCGGATCACCTCGAGCACAGTGGTGCCGGTTTGCTTATCATACTCCCAACTATGATGGAAGATCACGTCGTACTTTGACTTCAAAACTTGTCTCAAAATGTCGCCGCCATAAATAGTGTTATAGAGGCGTGCGTAATCGATTGAATAGGGTGTAACACAATCAAGGTGTATGTTAGGGAAGTAGGTACGGATACAGTACCCAATAAGTGCATTTTCGTTGTGTACCTCCAAAACGGATTTAGGAGGATTCTTCGTTAAAAGCGTAATCAAGGTAGTCAGAACTTGTGGGTTAATCATCTCCGACTACACTCTAAACTCTCCTTTATTAGCCGCTTTGGCAACGTTAAATCCAAACTATCTCTCATGTGATGGCAGAAACCAATCTCAAACAGCTTTTCCACAACAAGTTTATGACGTTTCGCGACTAATTCTTTAGTCACCTTCTCCCCTGACTTCAGTTTCATTCTTCTGCCTTTCTTTAACATAGACCACCACGCATGGCAGATTTTATGATCATTGAGTAACTGCTTCTTCTGCAAAGCAGACAGCTTCTTTAGCTCTAAAAGGGTTTTCAGCGGCATCCCTTACATAATACCTACTAGTTCACTCGGCGTCAAGTAACTCTCTGCAGCTTGAAATAGTTTCAGCAAAACGTTATGGAGCAATTAAAGGGGGTGAAAATGAAGAAAATAATTGCTTGTAGTGACCTTCACATCCCCTACACAAGCCGCCACTTTATCACGTTCGCAAACTACGCGTGCGAAGCAGATATTGTTGTGTTTAACGGTGACATCCTCGACTTGGTAAGATGTAATGTAAAGGAGATAAAGAACAGTAAAACGGGAAGAGAGCTACTAGACGCTTTGAAGAAAGTGATCCTAAAGACAAAGACGGTCTTCGTCGAGGGTAACCACGACCCAGAACTAGGAAAATCGCTAACTGAACTATTAGGGTTCGAGGTTGAATCAGTGCCTTCCTACCGTTTAGGCAGAATGGGTTTCATACACGGTCACCAACTCGATCCAGCATGCAAACACTGGAACTGGAAACTCCTGACCAAAGTTGCGCCTTTCTTCTTCCGTCCACCTAGTGGGTGGAAGAAACGGAACCGGGAAAAGTGGAAGAAGAAAATAGGACTCATCTACACAAGCGCGTTCACCTTTCTGGAAGAGAATCCGTGGTGTACCCTACTGGTAATCGGACATACTCATTACCCCAGTCTCCACGAATTAGAAACGGGACAGCGTCTGGCAGACTGTGGGGATATGATGGACTCTATAAGTGGGTTAGTAATAGAAAGTGGAAAGGCTAAAATAATAACATTGTAAGCAAAAATAGGGGGTGTGTAAGATGAAAAGAAGATTAGTAGTCCTCTTTCTGCTATGTTCAATTGTATGGGGATGTGCAGGAGGAAGCTTAAAAAAGTGGGGTAAGAGTTACGATAAATTTATGAAGCAAGCAGATGCGCTGGCTGAAGTATTATGCAAGCACAGTGAGTTCTCAAGCTGCTACTGGAAGGCAGTTCTCGGTAACGACATAAACAAACTACCCGCCGAGGCATTAACCATCTTAAACGAAATAGAACAAATCACAAAGGGTAGAAGCGCTGAAGACTTGACAGAGTGTGAGAAAGGAAGACTCCTTGGACTTTGGAAACGGTTCGCTTATTTAGTAGGTAAGGACGTCATAAAACGAGTCGTCCCGTTTATGATTAAATTCGCAGGTATGATATAATGGTTAGATTTTTAGCCTACCAAGGGACTGATTGGATCGCGAGGGTCATCAAATACCAAACTCAATCAGTCTACTCCCATATAGCATACCTCTGGAATGACAGGTATGTGATAGAGTGCTGGCCCGAGCACTGGTACCAGCTGCTGAACGTAAGATGGAACAAACGTCCCCTTTTCAAAGGGTACAAAAAGGGGGACAAGTACGAGATTTGGGGCTTAGAAGTCAGCGAAGCACACAAGACGTTCATCCACAACTTCTTCTTAGGGCTAGTAAAGACGAGAGCCAAGTTCGACTACGTTGCTGGCTTCGGGCTATTCACCAAGTGGAGAAAGGAAAAAGAAGGGTCAGTATTTTTGTTCTGAGGGGTGTATAGCCCCGTTGGTTAAGGTCTTTGAGTGGGATCACATAGCTCCTTGGAAGGTGACACCCGAAGCATTCGTTCAGATAATTCAAGCAGCGGGAGGAATACTAATAAAATCAGGAAGGGTGTAATGGGAAATTTACAAGGACGTTGGGAGGTTTACATTGCTGGGATGCACATCTTGACGAAGGAAATAAAAGGAAAAGAAGGAAAAAATTACTTCCCGTGGGGAAGCGAAGCGGTTTTGTTGGATTTTGAGGTTAAAGGAATGGAGTTACACTATAAGTATTTACCTATCAAGGACATTTTGGAAGAGGAAAGCGAACACGCCCTTAAGGGAACGATGTACATTAAAGATAAAAAGTGGTTCGACTTTATCATGCTCAGAACGAGTTAGGAGGGTACAATGGAAAGTAACCTTGTAGCACAAAACCAAAACTGGCGTGTTCGTCAGTGTTTACACCCTGATGGGGAAGAGTACGCCATCACCAAAAGATCGGGGAGATACACTCTCTACCTACACGGGACAGAGGAGAAACTGGCCTTCTATAATAAGCTTCGCTCACTCCTTGAATCCTACAAGGAAGGGGAGGAAGATCTATGGATGATATGTTTCGGTAGTCCACATTTGACCCCAGAGTTCTGTGTAGCACTAACTATTGAAGATGTTAGATTTCTCCTCAATGCAATACCAACCACGGAAACTATATACCCAACAAGGAGGACACAATGATAGACGAAAAAACATTAAAACAGCTTTACAAGAAGTTAAGAGGCAAACGTGGTTTTGTTGGTTTTTCAAGGGTGGAGCAGCCAGTCTTAGCCAAAGGTGTGGAAACAGGTGAGACAGGTATCAGGGTGTACGTTAGGAAGAAACTGCCCGAGAACTTACTTAGGGAGCAGGACATCATCCCATCTGAATTTAAAGGAAAGAAGGTTGATGTGGTTGAAGTAGGTGATGTCATGGCTTTAGACGTTGACAAGACAAAGGAGTTTAGACCAGTCGAAATCGGTGTATCTGTGGGACACATAAACATCACTGCCTGTAGTTTGGGCTTCTACCCTATTTACAAAGACGGTGTAGTCCTTGTAGGAGGTAACGCCCACTGCTATACTCCTGATGCGAGTTTAAGCCCGGAACAGATAAGGGAGAAGCGGATAGTCCAACCCGGAAGGTATCACGACAAAAACTCAGGCATAGTGGGTGAATATTTTTGGCATGAGAGGGTCGTCCCAGTAGATGAAGGGTGCCCGATTGGTAAAGCTGTTGCGAGTGTCCTCAACTTCTTAGCCAAATTAGTTGGGAGCGGAACAAGACTCACCCTAGAAAGAGATAACGTAAACCACATCGACTTCGCCGTGTACGTTCCCACTGTCGAACACATTAACAAGATAGCTGATGATAGTATTGATGAGTCGGCGCCTATGGTAGGCTTCCTCTTCGCGGGGAGCGATCAAGTGGGAGTAATATGCAAAGCTAGATACATTGTTGAAAAAGGCTTCACTTTCAATGTCCCTGTAGTTGAAGTGCATAACGGAGATAAAGTAAAGGGTACTAGCTTTTGGTGTAATTACGAAACAACCGTAACCGATGAGTCGGCTTTCATCCAAGTTAGCTACGGTAACTTCACTGCCTTATTTGACGACGTTATTCTCGTAAAGAATGAGGGTGTGATAAGAGGCGGATGGAGCGGGAGTGGGTGGCGGAAAGTGACTTAAAGCAAAAAGCAGAACTACGAGGTTTTATAACCATAGCTAAAGTTTGGGTTTTGGAACATAGGACCAGATGTAACGAGACGGAAGATCCCGACGAGTGTAAGAGGATTATGAAAAGACTCCTGGAGTTATTTAAGAAACTCGAAAACCTACTTAGGTTGATATAAGCCCTTACGTACTTTGTTTCTCTATCTCCAGAACTCTACGCGCAACAGATTCAGCTGTTTCATCAGGCTTACCCTCAATCACCTGAACCTCTTCATAAGGTAACGAAAAACGCTTCAACACCTCAGCCACAGCATTAGTCACCTCAGCGTCTTCTCGTTTACTCCGCACGAAAAAGGTGTAAAGACTCACGTCATAAAAGCTCAGCAATGACATTGTGTTTAGTGGTGATCCTACACAAAGCCTGTAAGCGCAGTTGTCCACTATACTTCTGTCAGCCACTATCACTTTGTCCCTGTAAACCAAATAGCTAGCAACAGTAACAAAGTCCAACGCTGTCTCAAAATAGTCATAAGCCTCAGCGTCGCGTTGGATCGTTTCCTTCCAAGCGTCTCTGATGCCCATTTGTTTCAGTAGGCAATCAGCAAACTCACCTACAAAGGCGAATCTGTATGAACGCAAGAGCCTCTTAAGCCGAGTAAAAATCGTCGTTTTACCGACGTCGTGGCTCCCTGATAAAGCGTAAACTCTAATCATGATTCACACCCTTTAAAAGAAGCTTTTTTAATTTCAAAAAGCACTCTCTTATTTGCCCCGCTTTAAACGAAGCGATATAGTCATACTTAGTCTCGCCAGCATAAGGAAGGTCTCCCGCCCAGCCTGTCCAATTTCTCTTCCCGTTAACGATGATGTCATCTGAGTTTCTGTGCTCGTATACACAGTAAGTCATATTGTCAGTACCGTCCAAGTTTCCAAAAGTTAGTCCCATTTCTCTACCGTTCTGGAAGCAGTTGACACAAATCTTGTAGTCCTTTAAATCCTTATCTTTTTTGATTAAATTGAGAATTTTGAATGACACGTTAAGTCCCTCATTAAGCAGTACCATAGTGACCTCCCCTTACTTTATTTGCTGCGCCGCTCTGCTGCTTTTCCACTTCTCTAGGATCACCTTGAAGCCGTCACAAATCTCCCTGTAGGTACCTTGTCTTAAGTAACAGTCGCTCTCTCTTAAAGCAAGCTCTTTATACTGAGTAGCTATGTGCTCAACAACAGCAGGTGTTAGACTAACTACAATCTTATCTTTAAAGTAGCACCCCTCTACTTCAGGGCGTAACTCCACCTTCACGAATTCAATCTTCGCCATTTCATACCTCCTAGTATACCCACATCACAGGATGTGGTAAACTAATATCCATGTCAACATGAATGAAGTTCTTACTCACTCCAATTCTAATCGCTCCCCACCGTAATAAGACTCTGAGCAGCCGATACCGATACTCCGAACCATATGCTCTAATATCTGCTGCCATGCCTCTCAAGTGTGCACTATTTGGTGCGCCCCCCACTTCCTTATTGTGACGAGCACACCTAAACCCTGAGTCAATCACAATAGGAGACCCTAAATCCGACCTTACTTGATCGAGCCACTTCACGAAATCTTCCTTCATCTCACACGCACCACAACACGGGCAAGCAAACTCTTTAGGACTAAAGTGATCGACCTCCTCCCACCAACTCACTCCCATCTTCCTCCTTTACTTAAGTATCTCTCACCTTTCTCCTTATATCCTCAAATTTACAGCCACCCGTTACTCCTGTTTCAATATCTACAAACCATATAGGATACATATAGCTTTCGTCTCTCACTTCCAGAATCCTTACTATCCTTCCGTCCTTAAGTTCAACTACATCATCTACACGTAGTTTATTCATCTTCCTTCACCTCCTTTCTCTCCACTTTCCCTCACTACGATCGTAAAAATAACCACTTCTATGGAGGTACTCTCCTAAGTTACAAGACGATACCCTACAAACCTTACTGAACTCCAGCATCGAACCAAATGACGCTAACACTTTCTTTATCCCTCCATAACGTTTAAACGCCTCTTCTGCCAGCCCATAGGGTGCGTTGTTGTACACCCTGGGCTTAGTCTTAATTCCTATTCTTTTTAAGCCTTCTAAAACGACGTTATATCTGAATCCCCAATAGGAACCCATTCCCATTGTTCCCTTCTCATTATACTGTTTACTCAGTTCGCGTTTCACTACCTCTACATCACACCCATAGTGCATAAACACATTCCAAAGAAACGAGTTCTTACGGCAGCCAGATATGGTAGCCGCAATCGCGCTTTTAAACCTTACAGCAAGATCAGGGCTAAGCTTATCGGCCACCTTAAATAACTCTTTACCATCTGCGTCTGAAATGACTAAGTTGAGCCGCTTCTCGCGTTGACTACTCATCGCAAGTTGGTTTTGAGTAATCTCCAAAGTCTCGGGGCATCAGCACTTGCCATGTGTCATCATAGCCCAACAACGTTTCGGGGCGTCTTATGTCCGCTAACCTAACGTTTGGAGCACGGGGATCCAGCCCATACAGCTCACACAATTTGCGTGCTGATATGAAATGAACTTCTCCATCGTTTGGGCTTACTACATAACCACCAATCACTAAAAACTTCACTTGCTTACTCAAAGAGCTTCCTCCCAACTATCAACAGAACAATTAGAGCTAAAACGCAACTACAATCCGCCGAATAGCCAAGTAGACCTCTACCGGGTATCTGTGTGAGTCCTAAAAGGAAGCAATACCCAATTATGAACGCACCAGGTAGAAGTGCCCACCCCCTCCAACCTTGCCTGTACGCTAGTATCGTTAACACAATCTCTAAAATTAACATCACTTTAACCTCCCTTAATCTCGGGCAGTTGAAATACCTTATCTGAAATAAAAAGCCCGTGACCGAACACTATCCACATATAATCTTTTTTGTAAAACCGTGCTCTAACCAGCAACGAGCTATACTCAGCTTCGGCTTCCGCAACTCGGCGTAAATAATCACTCAACTTTGAGGACTGCTGTAAGTTCGTCAAACTCCCACCGACCAAATCTCCTGGCTGCTCTGGGTAAACAGCGGCTCTAATATCGTCAATTCTTTGTTGAAGCACTTTTATTTCATGCAACTGCCCTACTAGTTGGGGATAAGTCGTTATACCTTTGGGTACAAGTGCTGCCAAAAGTATGACAGACAAAAGAGCACTTACAAGACCAGAAAACACAAGGTGGTCCTTCCCTCGTTTCCCAAAATATATAACTGAAATTAGACCAACTAAAAGTAGAAGTATCCAAATCATTTCAGCCTCCTCTCACAACCTCTTACTCTACCGTGCGGGGTTTTCTCTGTAAGTCCATCGGCAGCTTATAAGAACGAGGAGGAAACTCGTCATCCTCGTAGACCACCCTCCCTGATAGACTGTGCGTGTGCTGTCTTAGTTTTTGTAACCTTAACACTTCTTCTACCATAGAAGATAAGTGACTTCTCAAAACCTCGACTTTCTCGTCAAGAGTCATCTCATCCCAATACTTTGGCCTAGCTTCACCAATACAATTCTCCATCTCTTACCTCCTTCTACATTATTCCCCATATAGGGTAAATAAAGCTTCATCTTTCCTCCCATAACTTCCTCATAACAACTCCAGCATCTAAATTACCCCACCTGATTAAGTCAACATACCCTGCAAGGTCTGCGAAACACTCCAGACACAAAGTTTTCGTGGGATTCCAGCCACACTTCTTACAGACTCGGTTCCACAACTCATCACTAACTTTCCACACTACATTCTGCACTCTCCCACACCTTTTACATGTCTGAGGAGTAGCCAAAATCACACCTCCTATAAACCACACCCACCAAAAGGTGGGCGGCTTTCTTCTAACACAAAGCAATCTCCTCTATCAACCACCTTACTCAACAACACTTTAGTCTCGCAATCAGGTAAAGTTCCCCACCAACACCCACTAAGTGACGCACAGAGCCCTTGTACTTTACCACACTTTACACATATTCTAAACTCTTTCACTAAGCGAGGACAGTTCTCCCCTAAAAAATTATTGGTGGTAACACGGTAAACATATTTCCACTTATGCCAGCAAAACTTAAACACCTCCTATACCCCCAAACTACCACATACACTCTTTCGCGATTGAAACCAGACGGAGAAAGACCTCATCCTTCACCTTCTCCTTCGGATCCAATGCCTCATAAGGAACAAGGTCTGGATGCACCTTGTTCTCCGGATCATACTTTTTTCCAAATATCCAGCCCATTTCCTCGTACCTCCGCACCCAGGAGTCGTGAGCCTCCTTAAAGTCTCCAAACGACTTCCTCCCAGAACACAAATCGTCGATTAACTCAACAAACTGTTTTCTGAAGTCAGGATCCCGATCATCCCAAGACTTTGGGATCACTGGGCACCCTAACATCATTGCGTGTAGCCTTGCTGCCTCGTAGCAAAATCTTGCTCTCCTTTCCTTTAAATCCATCTCACACCCTCCTAAACAACTTCATCCTCTTCACTTTCTCCGAGAAGAGACTTGGCAGTTTCCAGACTCCACTTTGCTTGGAGGCTGTCAGAAAAAACAAAACGGCCCGTCTTCCCACTTATCTCTCTCACTAACAAGTTTATTTCCCCAAAAGTCATATAATCCCGAACCAGTAAATAAAGAAAGCACTGAAGCTTTCTCAAGTAAGGGTCTACTTGTTTCCTCTTCTCAGCTTTCATTACTCTCCCCCAACCACGCTCTTAATATACTTATCAAACCGGGCAAAAGTTTCTTCTGTGACAAGCTTCTCCGAAAGCAGGTATTCGAAAACCTCCTTTATCTCAACTATCTTAAAAATCTTAAGGTCATGTTGCATAAGTATGTTGAGATCCTCTTTAGCTAACTCTTGTCTATCCACTGCGATAAAAATGCCAACAGGTAGGACTTTTCTCAAAGCAGAAAGTCTTTGCCAATTATCAACCTTAGTCTTTCCTGTGGTGATAACATCATCTACAATCAGCACTCGGTCCGCATCGTGTAAATCACCCACAATAAGTTTTTCCGCAGTGTCTCCATAATCCTTGCTCTCCTTCCTGTCATAACCCCACCGTCTACTGACCTCATAACGCTCCCACAACTTTTCAGCAACTAGTGAAGCCAGAGGAATACCCTTATAAGCCGGGCCGTGAATATAATCAAAACTGTCTCCTAAATTATCCCAAATGGCCTGTGCGTATATTGTTCCTACTTTAGAACATCCCTCTCCGTCCTTCATTGCCAACCCCATATTTATAAAATAAGGAGATATGCGACCACTTTTTAACCTAAACTCCCCAAACTTGATAGCACCTGTCTTAAATAGGTGGTGGATGAATTCCTCCTTATAGGCTGTCAGCATTCTATACCTCCAATATTTCTTTATAAAGCTCTTCCGCTGCTTTTTTAGGATCTGAAGCGCCATAAATAGCCCTTCCCGTAATCTCGTAATCGGCCCCTGCTCTTATTGCATCCCCAACCTTAGCACCCTGAACTTTTATGCCGGGAGACATGATATAAATGTTCTCCCTTAGTACGGGAGCAACAGAAGCTATAATTTCCGGCTTTGTAGCGGGTAAAACTACACCATCTACGCCCAAAGTATTGACTGTTTCCACTAACTGCTTTGCTATTGGATTAATATATTGAGAAGCACCAGGATGGGTCATGCTCATAACTACTATTACATCGCCCCTATTTAACTCTAGGATGCTTTCTATAACATCTCTACCTACAAAACCGTGAACAATAACAGCATCAGCTCCTGCTTCATAGGCAATTTGAGCTATGCGGCTTGAAATGTAAGGAATATCAGCAATTTTTCCGTCGTAAACTACCGGAATCCGGGAAACCTTTTTAATCTCAGAAATGACTTTATACCCCCTTTGCATCTCTAGGGGGCGTCCTATTTTAAAGACAAAGTTACCTTCAAGGTCACAGAGTTGCCTAGCAAGCTCAACGGCCGAATCCACGTCTGTGACGTCCAACGCGATAACAATGCCTCTCTTCTTTTCTATGATAGACATAAGAACCTCCTTTCAAATACGTCTACGACTATACTCCTTTTTTAATTTCTGATAAGCCTGTCTCCTTGAATCCGCTACCACCTGACCTTCCACTCTCTGATAAGTCCGGAATCGGGGGTTATACTGCTCACCATAGATTTGCTTCCTCAACCACTTAGCCTTCTTTGCGTTCATCAAGGCCACCTCCAACCAATTCTAAACTGCTTCCCGGCTCGGGGATAGTTAAACCTCTTTCAAGACTAACTTCTATCCACGCACGTTTCGCTTCCTGGAGTCTCTCAAGTGCCTCTTCTTTAGTCCTGCCCTCAGCGCCACAGCCAGGTAGATCAGGAATTTCCGCACCAAAGTACTCCTCACCATTATACTCAGTGAATTTTTCAATCACGGCAGGATACCGCAGACCAAGGTAATAGTAGAGTTTAAAAAGTCTAACAAGCTTATCTATCTTCCTCAGCTCCTCCCGCGTAGCACCGTAGCAACCCCCTGAGGAAGACACAATCTTTGCTATCTCTTCTTTAATCTCCTCCACAATCAGCCCTTAAATGAATTGAGGTAATGGGCTCTCAAACATTTGTGGTTCTCTCAATAAGGCACATAATGTGTTAACAAACTGCTTTGCCATACACTCCATAGTATACTTCTGGTGCACTAAGTGATGCCCATTGCAGGACACTTCCTTCACCAACTCTTCATCGCTCAAGGATTTAAAGACGACCTCTTCCAAGTTTTCTAAAGAAGCGGGTATAAAGTGCTCATATGGCTTGTAACCTAACTCCAATAAGTCATCAAAACAGGGTGTTACTAAGGCCGATTTACAAGCAGGTACTTCAAAGTATTTAGCTACAAGGTAATCAAACTTACCTCCATCAGTTACTACAAGCTTGGCCCGGTTCAACAACCGTGCGTAATCAGCACCCATAACAACTTCACTGGGTTCAAAGTGTCTGTAGCCGGGGTGTTTAAGGTAGTAAAATCCAGGGAAACCTTGAAAGGACCTTAACGCCTGCGACCTAAAAGGGTAGTACTGAGGACTAACCCAACCCGTAAGCAAGATGTCTATTGACTTTGGAAGCTGATAGTCTTTAAACAGTGACGCGGCTCCGATAGGGACCCACGCACTCTTAGTAATCATAAGCTGCTTGAAGTGCTTCAATAAAGCATTTTTGTACTTAAAGACAATCAGGTCTATCTTATTTTTCCTAACAAATTCAACTCTTTCAGGGATGTAAGAGTGTAGATCCCAGTAGTGTACTACTTTTGGTAAACTCACCCTATCAATACCAGTAACGGGTGGTGTAACGGGAGGTGCTTCACCTAACATCACAACATCAAAGTCTTTACCTTGTTCCTTATACGTCTCAATCAGGTGGGGTAAGTGGCAAGGCTGATGATAAAAGGTCACATCAACAAGCTTAGACAGCTCACGCTTAAACTCAATGTGTGAAACCCCAATCCAGTTCGTGTAATCTTTACAAATATACAGAATGCGCGTAAGCTACCCCTCCTATTTGCCTCAAATTACACCACCTTCGTCCATCAGGGAGTAATTACAGAATGCACGTAGGGTCGCTTTGATTCAAGATATCGAGTTAGTTTTACAAACAAGGAATCAGGGTGCGCGTCTGAAACACGAAACTGCGTCCTTCTAAGCATCTCTCCCCATAGGTGGACGCTATAAACGCTTTCCTGAAGTAACTCCTCAACCGTAATTGAAGTGGGTTCAAAGAGTTTTTTAAACTCCCTCCAACCTACAAAATAGTGTCGCTTGGAAACATAATCCACCTTGTCAAACATATACACAAGTTCACTATACCAACGTGGCCCAACAAGGTTGAACGTATCAGGTCTGTACCTCTCTAAAAAATGTTCATACATATAATCGAACACGGGTTGATGAGGTGAAGACGCATATACAATGCCATTACTTAAGTGTAACCCGTCTTCAGACGCAATATAGGTAGACACATCCTTAACTAGCTCCGAAAACGGACGTATAGCAAAGACGTCGGTGTCACAATAGAACCCACCATACTTCGCCAACACTACAATCCTAAAATAATCAGCTCGGTTCACCTCTACAAAGCGTCCCTTGAGTGAATGGTAAACTCTTAACTCACTACGACTAAGGAGGTCCTCCAAGCTCGCTACAGTGACTGGCACACGATCCAATTTAGGACCGTCAAGGCAAAGTACAACATCTAGCCCCCCGAGGAAGTGGAGAGACTCTAAACAATCGAAAAAGTAGTCGGGGACATTGCCCCCAGTCCAAAAAGTAAAACAAGGTAGACACTGCATATCAACCTCCTCTGGGAAAAACCACCATAAGCCTTTCCCCGGAATATGAACACGAAGCTGATCGTTAAACTCTTCTGTAACAATACCAATACGACCGCTAAGACCCAAATCATTCGCAGGAAAAAACGAGCGGATCCGCACTAACTTCACATTCCATCTTATAAGAGAGTCCTGCGCTTCTTGCAAGGTTCGTCAGTTAGGATCCCCACGCACCAACCTTGACGGTTGAACAAACCCTAATTAAGATGGACACGTGCTTAAAGCAGAAATAAGTCCCACCAGGTTCAACGGAAGACGTCACGTTTACGACGCGTTCATCTTCGACGTGAGAAAGCCAATCCGAACCACGGATGTGTATAAATACCTTCAGAGGAGAGGTATTAAAGATGTTATCGTTGAGCCCAAATACGATGGGCTCTATGTACAAGTCGCGAAAGATGGGAGTGAAGTCCGTGTTTGGTCTGATTTAGGTAACAACCTAACAGCAAATATCAGCAGTAAGATCGTCGAGAAAGTGAAACAGCTTCCTTGTAAAACCCTAGTAGCTGAAGGGGAACTAGAACTCTTTATCAACGGGAAGCATGAAGCTAGAGGCCTAATAACTGGGCTTATACATCGAAGAAAGAGAAACCTCCCCCCAGGGGTGCACGAAGTTGTCACCCTGTTCGACTGCTTATACTTAAATGAGGTAGACATATCAACAAAAAACACCCAAGAAAGGTTAAACTCGCTTAAGACCCTCAAGCTACCGCAGCTCCTCACCCCCTCTAGGGTACCGTTGAACATGGTTCCATACTGGCGTGTAAAAAATCCAACATCACTTCAAGCGGTCGCCAAAAAGATTTGCAGATTGCGTCACTTTGAAGGAGTCATCATCAAACCCACAAATCAAACCGCGCGTAACCTGAGATTCATAAAATTCAAGAAGTACATCGAATTCGCTTTGTCGGTTCTTAAACGAATTCCCACAAGAACCAGAGGGGTTTACAACTACGACTTAGGAGCACTTACACATGAAGGAAAGCTAATAAAAGTCGCCAGAAGCTACAACACACGACTCCGACTCACCCCTGGTGATCATGCAGCAGTAGCATGCTTCAACGTGAGCGCTTACATGAAGGACGGGAAAATCAAAAGAGTGCATCTATATGCGCCCAAAATACAAACCAAAACCACTGCCCCCGTCAATTCAGTCGACACCATCATCAAGACAGCTAAAGCCTTTGGTGTACTGGAGATGCACAGGAAGTTATGAATTCTTCTTAATCACTGCCAGGTATGTTTTTTTCCCTTTTTCACTCCCGCTATAGATTATCTCCGTGTTTTTATAGATAGCTAGAATTTCCTCAGGTGCCCAGTAACAAACATGTGACTCGAAATCGTCCGGCTTACACCCCTTCATAGCTCCATACCACTCAGCGGGAGTAGATACTAAAACCGCTTTGTTCGCTTTGCCGTAAAGCCGCGCAAGCACCTTCTTTCCAACGTCCTTTTCCATATGCTCAATGACGTCTGAGAAGATGATCACATCGTAGTTCGGAAGGGTATGCAGCGGAAACTCCCTCACATCCCCAATGTAAATGTTGTCATAAATGTACTTATGAACCACACTTATGTACGGCTCGTAAGCCTCGAGACAGTCGATCCGGATTTTCCATTCAGACTTCTTTATTCTCCAAAACCACACTTCCAAATATTCCCTGGCTAAGAACCCATACTTCCCAAAACCAGGACCGACATCAAGTATGGATTGCGGTTTCATCTCCATCAGTTTTTCAATGAAGTGTACTATTGCGTACGGATTACTTGTTGGCAAGGCACACCTCCCATATATTTCCCTTTACCTTCGCTAGGAACCCGCGCTTATCGCTAAGATATGGCGCAAATACGACGCGATTACGTGCCGGACATTATCAGACAAGGAGTAACCCATTATATAATCAATACAACACTTAACCTCACGCAGACTCAAACCACCATGAAGCCAGACAACCTGACCCCTTAGCTGCTGGGGTAGTGATGATGTCTGAGGCAGGGGTGAATAGATCAAGGTCCATTGTGGATCACCAGCAGTAAGTTCCTCCTTACCATCAAAATAGACGTCCCAACCCCTATAGCTCGTAATAAACTGAGTCATCCTTCTACACCCCAACTGTCTCGTGCTTGTTCGTAAGCCTCGCTGTTAACACACCCCCCTGCTTAAAAATCCATTTCTCCCTCAACCGCAACTGAACAAGCATCCTAGCTCGAGCGTTAGGTTCTGTATCTCCCACTACTACCTCAAACTCCCCACAACAACAAAACCTACCATCGGGTAACCTCCACATGAGCGTCATTGAGGGAAGCCATCTTTCTATCTCACTACCAGAAGGGGCTTTGACAAGAGGTTTTGTTTCCCTCGCATACAGAGAACTCATCCTATAAACTTCTCCATCTTCCATAGCTATAATTTGACTCGAGCTTAAATAGGAGAGGATCCAACGCTGTTTAGGGTTACTTTGCAGGCATACATCATCAGGTAACTCTTCCCAATACCAACCCCCACCTTCTTGAGGATAACCTAACTTCTTTAGCTTCAAACACAAATCAAAAGAAGGAACTTCATCCTCGGGATTAAAAATAGGTTTCTTCATCTTACGTTGCTTCTATTAATGCATCTTCCTCTAACTTTCTTGTCCGCGAAATAAACACAACGAATATTACACCAATGCCTGCAACGTCTACCACAGTCATTTCCCCAAGCCTTGACACACTCTAGAAAGCATTGTTTATATGTGCTTCTCCACAACTCACTCTTTGGCGCGTCAGGACTAAAGGAGAAGAGAAGAAAGACAATTAGCGTTACGTTCTTAAGTACCACCTTCATTTCCAAACCTCACCAGTGTAACTACGCGCGGTTCCCTTCGGTAAACACCTCAACTACAACTTTCATCATCCGATCAACAGACTGACCGACAACCTGCGCGATGACTCTAATAGCCGAAATAATCCGACCATTCTTCCCAATCAGTAAACCCGCCGACTTCCGATCTACTGCCCGTAGTGTGATCAAGAGAGTCTGGTTTCCTCCACTGTGTTCTACTTTAACCTTATTAGGACCTACAATGGCGTACGCAACCTCTCTCACTACATTTACTACTCTCTCCGTAAGCTATCCCCCCTTATAAAGATTTTATCAGTGAACCATAACCAGTTCCTGATTTAGGGCAGGCTTACACACTGCCCAGTCCAAGAAGGAACTTTTGCCTTCCCGGACTAAATACGTAATGTTCTTGGAGGCATTATAATCAGCATGGACTTGATAACCACAAGCTCTGCAATGATACACAGAACCATTCCGGTTAGATTGGCAGACGCTCCCACATTTACTACATCTCTGCGAAGTATACTTCGGGTCAACAAACTGAACATTAATTCCCTCTTCCAGCGCTTTGTACTGAATGAACCTTTGAAGCCTGAAGAAAGCCCAAAGTGAGATTCTGTGTCTGTGAGATTTCCCACGCTTCTTAGTGCGTTCTCTGATTCCTTTGAGATTTTCCATAGCAATCACACTAGCACCAACTCGTTTTGCCTCCTCTATAATACGTCGCGATATATTGTGCAAGACCCAGCGCGAGAAACTGTTTTCTCGCTTACTCATTCTTTTAAGCAAGAGATGAGCGGAGCGAGTGCCTTTGCGCTGGATCTTGGATCTTCTCTCGGCGTATTGCCTTCTTTTGTCGTTCAAAATCCCCGCTTTAAAGAACCTACCAGTAGAGGTAACAGCAATATTATTGATGCCTAAGTCGACACCCATGATGGTGCCTGTTTCTTTGATGGGCACAGATTTAACTACAGATATATTAAGGAAGAAATCCTTACCATTAAAGGTGAGTGTACCGGTTCTGAATTCGTAATCAGGGTCGTCAAGGATTTTCTTTTGGTAGTCTCCAAGTACATACTTAGCTTTTACTCTGCCACCTAAAGCAGAGAAAGTACACTCTCTGTTTTTGACAGTAACAGTGTTTTTATCGAACCGAATTGCGGAGAAAGATCCAAAGACTGGCTTGGAAGCTTTCCTCTTCCTACTCCAGTTGACAACACAAAGCCTAACAGCGTCACAAGCTTTGTTACGAGCAGAGATTATAAGTCCAGCAACAAGGTCTGTTTTTTCTCGGAGTGGGTAATAAGTAAGCTTATGAAGCTCAAGCCTGTCTGTAATTTTCTTTTTAGGCTCCCAAGCCTTATCTACACAGAAACTGGCAGCAAAGTTGTACTGTTTGAAAGTTTCAAGAACATCTTGTCTCCTTTCCCGAAGGATATTCAGCTTCACTCTACAAGTTTTAATTACTTCTCCCATCTTTGTTGTAAGTTATTTCCCGTAGGGGAACATTAAACCCTTG